CAAACAAGGGGGAAGTAATTATGAGATACTTAATTTTTTTAAACGTCATAATTTTTACAGTATTACTAACGGCTAAGGTCTGTATAAAGCAGGTGGATTTAGAGTTCTTATACTTCACTGTGTTCCTATTCTTAAGCATAATAGCAACAGTAGTCAACTTAATGGACATAGAAATAAAGGAATTGAAAGATGAATCAAGATGAATTGGAAAAGAAGTGGCGAGAAGAGTTTGCTCGTTATGAAATAGAGTTAATGAATGGTGGATATGTCAATGAAGAAATGATTTACATTGCCGCCTGCAAAGCTCGTCAAAAAGAGATTAACGATTTAAAAGACTATTTGAGTATAAAAGAAAACTGCCATCAAGAAAAACTCAAAGAAATGGATGAGGATTTCAATAAGTATAGGACGATAACAAAGAAAGAGATTGAAAAGAGAGATGAGTTACTTGAGTTTTGTTTGCCTTTTATGGAATACATTCATGCTAGATTGCCCGAGGGAAGTGAGGCTTTAAAGAAGTATAATGACTGGCTCAAAGAATATGGAGAATTAAAAAATGGAACAAAGCGAGTGGATATTTACCTCTATTTCAATAATATTTTGGTTGGGCGTTATGTGTGGGGTATACAGATGAATCGAAGTGAATTGGAAAAGATAAAGTTAAAAGCATGGAAAAGTTTTTTGAAATCTCAAAACTGTCCTGAAGATGATGACTCCCCCCATACTGACGAATTTACATTTGGCTTCAACGCAGGAGTCGAGGCACTTCAAAAAGAACTCGATGAGGCGGTGGAGTTACTTCAAAAATATTGGGACGATGATAACGTAGCAAAACAAGCAGGTCATGGTGATTTTCTAGCAAAAGTAAAGAGGGGTTGAGATGAAGAAAAGAATACACATTAACCAACATAGAATAAGAAGTAATAGTAAAGAGGACAGTGACAAGCTACCTGTTATTAGTATTAAGAGAGGTAAAGATATTCATTATGCTGACAGTGTAGTTGTGTTAGGTGAAAGCAAGGTAGTATATAACCCTGACAAACCACTGTCATGTGGTGCTAGGGTATGGATTGAAACAGAAGCAGAGTTAAGAGTTCAGTATAACAGTGAAGAATACACACTACTATAGGAGGAACAATGAACCAAGTAATCATAGATAGAATAGCTGAGGTATCGGAAACAAGATCACGCTTTCACCAATTAAAGAAGCGTGTATCTGATTGGAAGTTTGTTATCTTGGTAACAGTATTAACATTCACTCTCAAGGTGGGAGCAGAACAATTGGCTATGCTATTCATTAGGAGATAGGCAATGAGCAAAGAAAAACACATACGATTACACGTGACACTTAACTTAGATGACATTTGTTATGACATCACAACTAGAAAAGCACAAGAGGTAGTACAATACTTGATTGATAAGTATTACCTTAAAGATACTAAACTTATAACAAGTAAGCGTAGCATAATAATCCGTTTATCCGATGAGGAGCATGACAAACTACTTGGAATTGCAGAGTCTAATAACATTTCAATTAATAAATTATTGAAAGAAGGATTGAAAGAACTTAGTATTTAGTTTCACCCCTTAACAAAACGAGAGAATCATGTCTGAGAAATACATTCAAATTATCGGATACCGTAAAGGTACTGATAAGAAAAGTGGCAAGCAGTATGTTTGGCAAAAACATTTTGACCACATCAAGGTAACGTCTGTTATTAAATTGTTTGAACACCTCGACGCTATCGTTGAGGCAATACCCGAGAGTGAAAGATACGATGTCCATTACACCAATGCGAACTGCGTACCTGTTAAGGCAGATAAGACTGTGCCTCTTAGGTTGTTTGCATATCAAGAGATGATACCTATTGACCTTGATGGTATTGATCTTGATAGGAAAGATGAGTACATCAACATAGTCCTTAAGACATTTCGAGTTGATAGGAATAAGACAGGTATCTTTTGCTCAGGTCATGGGTTGCATTTAGTAATAGCACTGACACAAGAAATTGAAACAGGATCTGAGTTAAATAGATTGCAGAAATTTTACACTGCTATTTGTGGAAAGATAAACGTCGCTATCTTTGAGGCAGGTTTAACTGGACACGCTGACCCTATCAGGCTAGCTGAATCGGCTACACTTAGACTACCTAATACACTGAACATGAAAGACCCTGAGAACCCAGTTAAATCATACGTGATACAAGGGAACGTGGAACCACAACCAGTGTACCTTGATAAGTTGATTGACATAACAGAAGAGAAAGAAGTTGAAGCCGTTGTATCTCTAAGGGCAGTGGATACCAAGGCAGTATTAGGTGGGTGTAAGTTCCTTAAGTATGCACTCGAAGAACCTGAGTCAGTAACAGAACCACAGTGGTATGCAATGATAGGTACACTGAGTTTTATACCTGAGATAGGAGATACTCTTTGCCATACGTACAGTGAGAAGCACCCTGATTATAGCTTTGAAGAAACAGAAACCAAAGTTACACAAGCCAAGTCACTAGGTAAACCTAGAACTTGTAGCTCTATCAATCAGGTGTATCCATCATGTGTCGAGTGTCCTTACTTTAATAAGGTCAAGACACCGCTATCAATTAAAGGTGATGACTTCATTGCTACTGAAGCAACAGGATTCCACACGCTGATAACAGATAACGGAGTAGTGAAACACGTACCATGTTACTCTGACCTGCTGAAATTTTTTACCAAGCAGTACACCTATGCAGTTGACAAGACAACGAGAGAGGTAAGGATATTCAATGGTAAGTATTGGACTGAGTACACAGACGCAGAGGTAGATAACTTTGCCACTAGAAACTTTGACCCTATACCAAAGAACCAACAGCGATCAGAGTTCAGAGGATTACTACTCTCTACTAACGTGGTTGATAGTTCATTCTTCCAATCTAATAGCAGTGGTCATGTTAACTTTAACAATGGTGTATTGAGGATAGTAGACAGGGTACTACTACCACACTCAGCAGAGTATGGATTTATTTATGTATTACCTTACGACTACAATCCCCACGCTACCTGTCCTGAGTTTGATAAGCTACTGGACAACGTAACTCTGAAAGATAAGGATATGCAGAACCTATTACTAGAGTTCATTGGTTACGCTATCAGTGGAAGGAGTGCTTCATTCGGAAGTAAGGCACTGATACTAACAGGTAGAGGAAGTAATGGTAAGTCTACATTCCTTAACGTAATTAAAATGCTAGTAGGTAAGAGCTGTTACTCAGCAGTATCACTCACTGATATGTCGAACCCTAACTTCAGGTACTCGATGGTGGGTAAACTGTTTAACATTTGTGAGGAAGAGGAAGACGATGCCTTGAGAAATGGAACTGCCATGTTTAAATCTATCACCACTGGTGCAGATGTAATGGTAAAGAAACTATACACTGACGTAGCACCAATGAGAATAGATACTAAGATCATATTAAGTTGTAACGAGTTACCATCAAGCAAGGAAAATACTTACGCTATCTATAGGCGTATGCTTATCGTCCCATTCAAGGCGAGGTTTGATAAGTCTACTGGATTAGATAAGAACATAGAGCAAAGAGTTGAGAAAGAAATGAGTGGTGTTTATAACAAGGTACTCGACGCTCTCGATAGATTGATAAAGAACAATGGTATCTTTACTGAATCAGAGCAAGCAAGCAAGGCACTAGATGAGTACAAGTATAGTAACTCATACTACAACCAGTTCGCTGAGGCTAACCTTGCAGTGGGTACTAAGAATGATTACGTATCATCAGATGAATTGGTTGGTATGTTTAATGCTTGGGCACACATGAATAACATTAAGATGTCACCGACAAGTCATAGATTAATAAAAGAGTTGAGAGCAATTGGAGCATTACCAGACGAAGCAGTAGTTAAGAGAACAGGGAACGGAGTTAAAAGAGTATTTGAGAATGTAAAGAAGTTAAACATAGGAGCGTTCTAGTATGCAATGGGATTGGTTAACGAATGGTTTAAAGAGGACACCATACAAGCATCAGTTGGATGCGGTTGAGTTCTTCGATAGTATGAAAGATGGTAACTTATTCTTTGAGATGGGTACAGGTAAGACAGGTACTGCGATCATGGTGTATAGGAACTGGTGCAGGAGAGAGGCACGATTACTTAGGTGCTTGGTAGTAGCACCATCAGTTGTACTACACAATTGGAAAGATGAATTTGATTTCTTCTCCAAGATTTCTAAGGATATTATTTTCCCACTGGCTAAGGGTACAGGTAAAGATAAAGCTGAGTTCATGTACACCAAGGTCATACCTAACATAGAGGGTGCGATAGTTGTCACCAATTACGAGGCACTGTTAAACAAAGATTTGTTTACTGCAATTGAGAGATGGAATCCAGAGGTAATCATATTCGATGAGGTTCACTACGTTAAGAACAGTAAAGCAAAGAGAAGTAAACTGTGTATCAGGTTGGCAGAGACTAGCTTATACAGACTAGGCTTGACAGGTACACCGATCTTAAAGAACACAGCAGATGTCTATGGTATATTTAGAGTGGTTGATTTAGGTAAGACGTTTGGTACTAATGAGTACACATTCCAAAGTAAATATCTCATAGATAAGAACGCAAGGAATCCACACGTATCATTCCCATCATGGGTTGATAACCCTAAGACATACCCTGAGGTACAAGAAAAGATTTATCGCAAGTCACTTAGAAAATTAAAGTCCGAGTGTCTTGATCTACCTGATCTAATCAAGGTGGTAAGGTATGCAGATTGGGGTACTAAACAGAAGTCAAGTTATCAAGCACTCAAGAAAGATTTCCTTGCGTTCATCGAGAGCAAGAGATCAGATGGTGTACCTGATACAGTGACAGCCAACCTAGCTATCGTAAAAGGTTTACGCCTACTGCAAATTGCAAGTGGGTTTGTTATGACTGATGACAACAACATACATGAGTTCGAGGAAGTTCCAAGACTTAGGTTGGTTGAAGAACTACTGGAAGAAATTGTTTTACAGTCAGAACAGAAGTGTATATTATGGTGTGTATTCAAACACAATTATAAAATGCTTAGTAAGGTATGTACTCAACTAGGTATTAAACACGTCTTCATAACAGGGGAACAGACTACTGCCGAGAAAAGAAATTCAGAGCTTGCATTTCAAAATGATCCTACTGTCAAGGTAGTCATTGCGAATACATCAGCAGGTGGAGTAGGTATTAACTTAACTGCGGCATCACACTCCATAGTGTACAGTCGTGGGTTTAACCTAGCCCATCACCTGCAATCAGAAGCACGTAACCATAGAGGTGGGTCTGAAGTACATGACAAGATAGTTAAGATAGACATAGCGATTAAAGATTCAATAGACGAAGCGGTAATGCAGGCACTAAGTAACAAGCATCAGATCAGTACAGACGTACTGGATATATTGAGGGAGGAATAATGGAAACAGGTTTTGAGTTAGAACAGGTTAGAGAAGTAACGACACAGGAATTAGATGAGGCAGTAACAGCATTAGCACAGGCAAGGAAACTGTACCAAGAAGCTAGTGCTATTAGCGATGACAGGCACGCAGAGGTGAAGAAGTTAGAGGGTAAGTTAATTGAACTACTTACTTACGCTAACAAAACATCGTACATTGTGGACAAGGTAGCACAAGTAACAGTGGTATCTAAGGCACAGGTAACAACACCAAAAACTTTAGACCAGAAGAAAGAGTTCTTTGAATGGTTGAGACAGAAGTATGGTGATGACGGATTACTGGCATATCAAACCATTAACAGCAATACACTAAACAGTTTGTATAATGCAGAGATGGCTAAGGCACTAGAGAAAGGTGAAGAGTTTACAGTTAAAGGGCTAGACTTACCAATGGTGGTAAGATCATTACAAGTTAGGAGTAGATAATGGAAGAGTTAAAGAGAAAGTTGCAAGAGATTAAAACACTTTGCGATGACAGAATGGATGCTATCACAGCAGACGGAAATGTTTTGGCAGATGTATTTAAAGCAGTGGAAAGTATTTTAGAATCAATGGACAAAAAAACTAAGTAATCAATTGGAGAATTTATGAGTAAGAAAAACGAAGTAGCAGTACAAGAAACAAAAGAAGTAGTGGCACAAGATGTAGTTAACATGAATGAGTGGGGTGATGTAGTAGTTGAATCGAAAGATTTAATTCTCCCAAAGATTCTATTACAACAAGCAATGAGCGCATCGGTTAAGGCAAGAACAGCTAACGATGGTGACTACTTAAACACATTAACAGATCAGGTTTGTTCAGACGCTAAGGGTGAAGTCAACGTACTCCCATTCTTTTGCAGACAATCGTACACCATTGAGAAATGGAATGGTAAGAAGTTTGAGTTCTTTAAATCAGAGCCGTACATTGGGGAACAGAAACCTTTTGAAGAGGAAGTAGGTGGTGTGAGATATAGAAACATGCACCTCTATGAGTTCTTCTGTTTACTTGAAGAGGGTGGGCTACCTGCCATTGTACCATTCAAGTCAACGTCACATAGAACAGGTAAGAAGTTATTTAATATCATGTACCTTCAGAATCCACAGCAAGGTAAGACACCTGCACATAACTGGATTACGTTAGGTAGAAGCGAGGACAGTAAGGACGGTGACAAATATTTCGTAATGGAAATGTCACTAGGTAGACAGTCAACTACTGCTGAACTTGAAGAGTGCAAGACATGGATTAAAACAATCAAGACTACTGAGTTCAAGATTGCAGAAGAGAAGCCTGCGACACAGGCACCTGTTACTGAAACGAGGTTTTAATGTCTAGGGTTATAGTAACCCATGACAACAAAGCGGAGGCACTAAGCTGTCTCCGCTCTATTACACGTGGGGTAATAGCACTGGATACAGAGACCTATGGTCTGAAGTATGAGGACAAAGCATTTGCTTTACAGCTCGCAGTTCAGAATGGTGATAGCTTTTATTTTAACTTCCATGAATATCCATTAGAACAAAATGCACCAGTGTTAGATAGGTCTGTGTTCGCTGAACTACATGACCTATGGAGAAGACCAGACATCAGGTGGGTAATGGCTAATGCCAAGTTTGATATGAGAAGGATTGCAATTGAAGGCACGTATTTGAACGGGGAAATATATGACGTGCTACTTATGGAACGGATTCGTTACAATCGTTACTACAGTTACAGTCTTGATTCTAGCCTTAAGCGTATTGGCTTGGCTAAGAATGATAAGGTTTCATTATGGATCAAGGACAATAAAGCATACACCACATACCATGTTGAGGGTAAGAAGACTAAAGAGAAAGACCTTCATTACGACAGGGTTCCTTTTGATCTTATGGTTGAGTACGGTTTCGATGACGTCGAAGATACTCTCAAGTTATACGAAGACCAAGTTAAATACTTCACACTACCAGAGAACCTTGAACAGGTAGACTTGGTTCACTCTAACATAGAGTTAGTTAAGACTACGTTTGCAATGGAGAGTAGAGGGATACAGTTAGACTTAGACTACTGCAAGCGTATGCTTGAGGTGGAACAGCAGGGTATTCGATCAGCTTCAGAAGCTATCGAACGTATGACATCAGATAAATATAAGGCAAGTCCTAAATGGTTAGCGGAGGTATTAAATGCTCAAGGAATTACACTGGAAATTAGCGACAAGGGGAATCCTATTCTTGATAAGGACGCACTCAAAGGTATACCAAATGCGGTTGCCCATTATGTTTTGGAGATGCGCGATCACGAGAAGAGAGCTAGTACGTACCAAACCCTTCTTAGGTATTGCGATAGACATGGGGTACTACATACAAACTATCGACTCAATGGAACTGACACTCTCCGATTCAGTAGTGACACTCCAAATTTACAGAACATCGAGGCGTGTGAAAAAGACAATCTATCCACAGTACGTACAGCCTTTAAACCCAGAGAGGGTTCGTTCTTTGTATCCATAGATTACAGAGCTATGGAGTACAGGTTAGTAGCTGATATAGCAGGTGAGCTTGGTTGGATTGAAGCTATCTTAAACGGAGCAGACCCACACCAATGGGTTGCTGACTTGATGGGAACTGATCGTAAAGCTGCAAAGACTTTGAACTTCATGCTCCTCTATGGTGGTGGACTAGCCAAGCTAGCAAGCTCACTGTACCCATGCCTTACTGGTGAGGACGTGCTTCATGCTATCTGTATGGTTCATATCTACAAAAGCAAGAGGGACTTAGCTAAGTACACAGGTATGATCTCGCACTTAAGCACTGATACAATAGCACATGAGATAGAGCAGTTGACCAAGGCAGATAGACTTAAGAAACAATACTTCGATGCCCTTCCAAAGGTGGGAGCTTTCACCAAGAAAGTAATGGAAGTGGGTGTGCAACGAGGGTATGTTAAGAACGCCTTTGGTATGAGGTACTTTGTTGATGATGCTAGGTTCGCATACAAGTTACCCAATCACTTGATCCAAGGTACAGGTGGCTGTGTAATCAGAGATGCTATGAATAGAATTGAATACGCCAATGAAATGCGTGGCTCTAATCTACTGTTACAAATTCACGATGAACTTTTATTCGAGTGTAAGTATGGGGAAGAGGACTTGATTAACGAGTGGCGCAGGATAATGGAAGAGACATACAAACCATTGAACGGAATGAAACTAGAATGTGACGTAGAGTATTCTACCCACAGTTGGAATGCAAATACTTATAAGAAGTGGGAGGGGTAATGACAATAGGAAAAGGTTTTAGAATCGAGGATTTATTAAACGGAAAGATTAACAAGGAAAATTTTAACATTGACTACTTACCAATGTGGCAAATGTTAGATAACCTAGATAAGAAACTGCAAGGTGGACTTAGTTCCCTAAGCCACGAGGATATATGGAAAAGGATTTATGACTTTGCTATCATATCTGTGTCACTTGATAAGGCAGACATGCAGACTAGGATTGATAACTTAACGGAGCAAAACATTAAATGGTTCAGCCAAGCGGACGCACTACAGGCAGAGAACGAGAAATTAAAACAGCAACTCCAAGAGAAGCTGTCTTCCAACGTAAACTAATTAAACTACTTCGGGCAATCCCTAACTCTTGGTGGACAGTAAAAGAAGCTAAGAGCCTAAGAGGATTGCCTGATATATTCGGGTGTATTAATGGTACGTTCATTGCTCTCGAATGCAAACGTAGCCTAGCAGAATCAAGGCACAACACAGGAAGAACTGTTCTACAGAAAAAGATTCTAAATGATATAAGTAATGTTGGAGCTTACTCATCTTTTATCTACCCAGAAAACATGGAGGAAGTTCTTGAGGAACTGCGAGAAATGTCTAAAGAGTAAAGAGGACATGGCTTTCAAAGGACACTCCTTATATTGCAGACTATGTTCACTGTACTTAACCAAAGAAGAGAAGGCTAAAAGTGTAGAGCACGTCCGAGCTGTATCCAATAAGTATTACCAAGAGAAGTATTGGAGAAACAAAACAAGGGTACGTAACTCTAAGACATCTACTTCTTCATCTTCGGGCGTATGTCAAAGTTCTCAAGAAGCATAGTCGCATAGTTATTAACTATGAACTCATGTACTTCGTAGCTAATAGCTTGATTAATACTGACCCTGTAAAACATAGCATGACCACATTCATGTAGTAGGGTGTGTAATAATTCTCTATCTGTTTCGTGCATTTCATTTAATGTTATAATCAATTTATCAGGCTCATACTGACCCGCCACATTCAGTGGTAATTTATTACTAACAATCAGCTTAACTTTTAAACCAAATATCTTTAGCCACTTTGGTAACTTCATCACCTACTCCTGTTTCATTAAATCTTTTTTGGAGATCACTTCCGATATTGATTTTACCTTTTCCAAGAACGCATCACCATGTAATGTACCTTTCAAAAAGTTACATGTAGAACAGCAGGACTTTACATTGTCGAGGGTGTAACCCTTTGTATTATCGTATCTATCTATACCGTTTAGGTAGGCTGTTTTGTTTGCGCTAAGGTTTCCGTACCGTGTAACCTTGGGTGGCGTACCGCAGTAGAAGCAGTTACCCTTTACAAGATCCAAGAAGTCCTCTCTGCCTAATTCAAAGGGGAAGTTTTTTCGACGGGCGTTGTATTTATATTGACTATAATGGCGGTTGATGGTAGATAGTTCTGTGCTTTTGGAAGGCATAAAGGCTACTCCCCATGCAAGGAGTAGCCGACAACACATAGTCCTTCGGAGGAAGGCGTAATCAGCTACACGTCCTTGTGTATCTCATTGATTAATTATGTAATAGGGTTACATCAAATGCAACCCTATTTTAATTAAATAAATAGTGGAGTTCTTAGCATCGTAGCAGATGTGTGTAGTAGGCAGTAGTAGAACTCTATTCCATCTGGCGATTTAATAACACAAGATTTATCCCCAACAACTACCGCACCTTGAGCAAACAGATACTGCGTTCCGTAAGGATCAACTCTGTTTAGAGTAGGATTAAACTTGTACATTCTGTTTGTGTTTTCTTTCATAAACACAATCTCAGATTGCTGTGCCGATGCGTTTGATCTAATACCAAAAGAAGAACCTGTACTTATAGCTTCTGTGGCAGGGTGGTAAGTAACGGTAGACCAAGTGTTCGATGTCAAACTGTACTTGTAAAGAGTAGCAGAGTTAGACCCTCTGAAAAGGAATAAAGAGTTAGCGTCATTTGCAGGTAACCACTTGAGAGCTTGACCTGTACCTACTGCCGCAGGGATAGCGGGCATCGCAGGGTTACCAGCGTTAGCTGAAGTAGTAGCCCATGCGTTTGTGTTCACAGAGTATCTGTAGATAACAGTCGCGCCGTTACCAACTAGGTACATTTCATTATAGTATAATGCAGCAGAAGCGTTAGGAACTGAAGCAATCAAAGCAGCAACAGTGATCGACGTAGCCGAAGCCGCCGCCGCCGCAGTTAATACCGCTAGAACAGGCGCCGTATAAGTTCCAAAGTTTAGGATAGTACCGACAGGTAAAGCCACTGGTAATGCAGAAACAGATATAGAAGTAGCCCCTGCGTTAGCTAGTGCTGTAGTAGTAATTGTCTGTAATACTGGCGAGTGATACCCACCAATGTACCCATTGTAAAATGGTTCTGGGTAACTAATTTTAGCATCAGTACCAAACGTAGCAGGAATACCTGTTACAGAAAGGTTAGACCAAACGTTTGTTGCAATGTCATATCTGTTTAATACAGGAGCCGCTACCCCGTTAGAGATAAGCGCGTACACAGAGCCGTACACTTCCCCGTTAAACTGACCACCGATTTGCTTTGAGTATCTTACCGTAGTACCAACACCAACAGTACCACCCGTAGGGTTAGCTAACTGTTGCCAAGCATTTGTCCACGTATCGTATCTCCAAAATGCTGTAGCTGAAAAAAGTATGTATATGAATCTTACGTTGTCGTCAGCCATAGTTACCCCTGCCGCAGAGTTGGCAGGTGCAGGTGCTAACTGCTCCCATACAGGAAGGTCAACCATTCTTAAATTGTTATTAACTACTGGCATAAATACTCCTAATTATGAAACTGTTAAATTTCTTCTAAAGCCCATTTGCATATTCGATTGTGTCGTTGATTGGCTAGCCCCTGATGCAGTCATCGCTCCAATAGTATTACTAGAAATTGTAGCGTTGGCTACTGTAGCTGTAACAGTACCACTGACAGGTTGGGTAGTACCCGTTGGGTTGTTCTGTACTCTTAGCTCTCCCGTAGTGGCAAAGGTTAATCTAGATATAGCCTTTAATACCACCTTTTCCAGTAAGCCTTGAAATATTGTACCTTTTGCAGCCATGCTATTCTCCTAATACTCTAAAGGTTGTACCGTTAGAAAACAATTCCACAAACTCTTCGTCAAATTCTAAGTCATAGAACTGTTCACCATCAATAAGTTCAGATGAAAAGATTCTTACGGACGTGTTAAGAATTGTAGAGGTTTGTCTTTTAAGATAACACACCTTGTTTGCAACAGACGTTGCCGTTGGAAGTGTTATCGTATATGTCGCGCTTGCGGGCACAACGTACACCATACTAAACTCTCCCGATGTAAGGGTAGCAGTTGTTGTCTTAATAGTTTCAATTAAACCACCGCCACCAATGGCATCAACATAAGCCTTGGTTGCCGCATCTTGGGCAGAGGTAGGGTTAGGAAGGTTTGTAGCCTTCGATACCCCTTCAAAATCTAAGTCGGCTTTAACTGCTATCATTAGCTAATCACCAAGCATCTTAATGAGTTTAGTGCAGGTGCAGAAGAGAAATTTAATCTCACTACGTTTACACTCAATCTCTTAACGTCACAAAGAACCGAGTCACCCGATGAAACAACGTTAACTTCTACTTGTACATCAAGAGAGTTTAAGTTGTGAGTAATGTCGTATTGAGTAGCAGAGCCATCACCAAATGTAGCTCCAAACTTCTTTAGTAACCCAGAGTAGTTTGCAAGTTTTAATGGAGTGATGAATCTAGCGTCGTCTGTTCCTGTGTTTGTTTCAGCTTGAGTAGCGATCTCTGCGATACCCGCGCTTGACTCTGAAGCGGCGGCTACAGTAGAACCGAAGACCACAAACGTAATTGCAGTTACACCTACTGTAGGGTTAAGAGCAGTTTGTCTGTATGTTACTCCTGCACTTGTCCCGTTAGCTACAGGGATAAGAGCATTGTTGAACTCGGCACTCGCGTTCATGTTAGCGGCTCTTGTCATTGCGACAGCGGCTCCGTTATAAACATAAAGCCCGTTCTCACTTGCAGTAGACTGAGCGCGAACTAGGATTAGATCATTGACAGCAGGGCTGTATGAATCAATTGACGCACCAGGTGATGAAAGGTTTAAGTTAGCTTGTGTAGCTACAACAGCAGTTCCCTTGTCTTTTAACCCTTCAATCGCGGCATTTAACTGCCCAAAAGTAGCAGGTTGTTGAGCTGATACTGCGTCTGGTAGGTTAGAAATTCTTGAGACACTGTTAAAATCTAAGTCCGATAATACCAATTTACTCATATTTTTATTCCCTTAAAAAAGTCTAGCTCTTCCTGCAAAAGGTGAACTAAATGTTATTGTTAAATTATTACTGTCTATGTGTAGAACCTCAGCCACTACCTCAAGACCACCGCTAGAATAAACAGTCACATCAGGATTATATCCTAGATTATGCGCCACTGTCCACGTTGAACTAGCCACGGCTTGTACAAAATCAAAGGGTCTTATTGCAGAAGCAGGGTCCCTTACTATAGGGTCAACCTCTATTTTAAGAACAATCTCTTCTGCCACTTCAATAGCTAGAGGTATGTCTGGTAATGTAGGGTCATAAATAGTAGACATTAAAACAACCTTTTAACTACTGTTATAGCTTTAGTAGACTGAACTATTCTTCTTGTAGTTCCCCAATCTATTGTAACTTCAATATCTCTCTCACCTAGTTTTATTAATGCAGATTTTGTATCTGATAAAACTACTTTGAATTTTCCTTTGATAGCATCAGTGACAACAACTTCTGCCGCAGACAGTAGACACTCTACTGAACCACCAGAGGTAGCTAAAACTTTAAAAGAAATTTGCGTAGCCCCTGTTAAATCAATGTAAACGTCTTCGTTTATATCTTTTAAACCAAAGCTAATTTCTCTATCCTCTCCCTGCACAATTGTTATCATAGTGGTTTCTCCCTTACCTTTAAAATAAAATTCATATCATAAAGTGTTTTACACATTTCTTTATCTTTAAATTCTGCCTCAATTTTGATCTGTTCGATCTCAGACTTAAGACAGATACCTAAAAACTTGCGAACGCATTTGTTATATTGCCAAACAAACCCATCGCATTTCTCACTTAGGTCGTATGTCCGACTCTCTAAAGGCAGAAGTGAACTGCTTGCTAATGAGGTGCAACTGCTGTTCAACATGATCGAGATTAGCATTAGACCTTTTAGCACGTGGTTTGTTGTATTCATCTAACCAATCCTTTTGTAATTTGAGAACCTCATCGAGGTACTTGTTTGCCTCTTTAGTATTCCAGAGTTTTAATCCTTGAACCAAAACTTCAAACAGTACCCCGAGGTTCATTACTTACCCGCTAATTTTTTAATTAAGTTAACACCTAATTGAAAAATAGAGTTTGATTTTACACTAGGGATAAGAGCTAAAAGCTCAGATACTGCTAGTAAAAAAGCAAGAATCTCTACCTTGTGTGATAATACAACTTCCATAACTACCTCTCCTTAATCGTTTTAACGTCCGTTCGGACTTCCTCAAGAACGCTTTTAATATGCTGAAGCGTTGTTTCCTGTACGGCATCAGCTTTTTTTAAATCAATGATCCATATAAATGCTACTGCAAGACAGGGCAAAAAGATAGCCGTTAGGATAAATTCTGCGCCGATCTTTTTCATTACAACCCCTCGATAAACTCAACAATAAATTTTGCGTAATCTTCCTTGGGCACAAAGTCTACTTTGTTATCAATGAAGAATGGCTCTACCAATATCTTAATCCCAATTGCAGAAGTTTTCAATGAAGTAAATCCTCTATCTCCTGACCCTAATAGCTTTTTACCATTAGTGCTTGGCTGTCTTTTAAATCTACCAAACTTCTTAGTGAACGCCTCAGCAAACTTTTCTGCCAACGGATATGACTTAGTATCTCCCTTAAGAACTAATACCTCACAACCATGAGCTAGTGTGTTATACGAGTTTAAGTGAAACTGGATAGTAATATCAGGACCAAATGCAAGTGACTTAAGTACAGCACCTACCGACGAATCACCATAGAAACATTCTACCTTGTGGTTTTTTACGTTCTTTTTAACGTAGTCCATAACCCAAGTATTGTACTCCACTTCATTGGTTCCGTTACCTGTAGCTCCTGAGTCCTTGCCCCCATGTCCACGAACCAAGGCAATCTTTAACTTGCCCGATGGGAATGATGGTGTTGGTTCAACAGGCTTAGGTGCCTCTACCGATGGGGCAGACGGTTTCTTTTTAAAAAACTTTAATATGTTCATTAATAGTTGGTACATTATCTTGTCTCGCATTTATAAAGGTTAGAGTCCACTTCTTCGCAGTCTGTTACATAGACTGTTGATGAGCATGAAGTTAAAAGTAAAAGCATGATTAAGTATTTCATTAGTATGTTCCTTGACAAAGTATTGTTCCAAATGAGTCAGCCCTGCTAAAAGCACTCGAAACTGTACTAAACGGCATAGAGTTACAGTTTAAACATTGCATACTGTTTGCGTTTGTGCCTGTTATCACTGACCCTCCATTGCCTGCATTTTGAGTTGAAGTCCCTGTGCATTTTAATTTAGAATATGTCTTGACTGTATTTAGTGCATATTCTCCCGATGTAACTCTCGTAATGCTAGAAACTGCATTTCCAATTTGATCTAAATATGAACAAGGCGAAGCCGAGCAAACAGTCGTCGCATTTGTTGTCCCGTATGAAACAGAAAAGCTATCTACGTTATTAGTTCCGCTCGTGTAATTGTAACCTTGAAAACTTCCCACAATGAAAGGCTTGGCTGCGTTTGTGTAATCTGTTCCTTGTTTTTGGCAAGATAGATTAAATGATAGATTGTTATTATTATTGTTATCTATGGTTTGAATTTGAACCTCTGATGCGGTTGTTGATGTTACACCAATGTAACCATTCCACCCTGCCGAATAAGTGGGAGTTGCGGTACAATTCATCGGCAACGTCGAAACTCCACTTTTTATTGGGCAAACCATTCGCAATGATGAATATGTACAGTTTCCATTTATCCAATCTATATTTTCATCACTGATAACACCACCACTAGAAACCTTTGCACTAAAAGTGTCCGTAGTTATTTCTGGGTTATTGGAAGTCGCAAAGGTATTAATAGGATTATTCGGAAAGTAATAAACATCAAATCTTGTTGCAGATGTTCCGTCATTATTTATGGAAGAGTTTGCCCCTCCGTTTGTTTTGCCTCTGAGTTCGTATAGTTTTGCACTAGTAAGATTAGAATCAAGACTTAGCGTGTAGGTTAATGAACCAACAGATGAACTATCAGAAGCTGAAGCCTGTAGAAACCTCATGTCTTCAACGCCCACTTCTGTTCCATCATAAAACGCCTTAATGTATGTTCTTGGTGTTCCTGATGTTGAATCGTAATAAGCAGGATATGTTGCAACAATGAGATATTTTCCATTGAGCGCACCACTTGGCAACCTAAAGGCAGGAATATTTGTCGTTGGTGAAAGTATCTGCCCTGTTGTTGTGATTGTACAAGATGCGTCAGCAGGAAAATCATTATAGGTCACTGCTGATGTTGACCACGAACAGTTAGAGCCAAACTCTATCGACCCGTACCAACCGCCTCCAAGATTGCCAAAACCATAAACCCAATTAGTACCATCGTATGAAGCAATAGCTTTGAAGTCTGTGTTGTAAACCGTTCTACCAACCGCAGGGGAAACGATTGCGTTCATCTGTGCTGTTGTCATTGGAGTTGGTAGACTTCCAAGAGTTACAGTTGTCCCTGATCTTGTTACGGGAATAGTTCCGTAGTCTGTTTTAAAGGTTGTACCAAAAGTAGATTCGTTAGAACCCTTGCTTGATGTCGGTGGCAGTCCTGCTATTGCCGAAAATGTGAATAATAATAAAACTAAATATTTCATAAATCTCCTATGCCTGTACTGTCCATATAACTGCAACCGCGCACGTTCCAGACTCAGGGCATACACTAATGTTTGAGCCACCCTGTAGGTCTTCTGATCGTCCCGCTTGCATTTGCATACCTGACGTTGCCGAAGCTACGCCACCCATTTTAAATCTTAAGTTACCTGTTGTTCCCGCCACGTCTAAGAGCATGATCTTTGCACCAATAGCATCTGTCGGTGCGACAAAAGTATCGACCGCAGAGAGTGTTAAGAGTTCTGCGTAAACATTTGTTAGGGGTCTTTGCCTTACGGTAAAGAAAGCACCCAAGGCTTGAACGATTGAAAGCGAGCTTGAAATATTCTGCTCACCAATCGCAGGAGGAAGTCTGTCTCTAATGCTTTCAAGTCTTGTGATTTGTGTATCTTGTTTTGCTTCCGTTGAAGCACCTGTAGGTAATGGCAATGATGCCGCTGAAACTGGTTGAGTAGCAGGGAAGTTGCTTACACTAACAGGAACCGCAGTATTTCTTAATTGTGCATCTGTTAACGGACCACTTACCGCTACAGTACCTGCAATAGATACTGGTTGAGTTTCTAATAGGTCAGCCTTTGCTTGAAGCTCAGTTAGTAAGTTAGCTAAGGCGGTAATTATAGTATCTTGTTTTGTTTCGGTAGATGCGCCAGATGGTAGCGCTGATGAGTTCACATCAACCTGTAGTCTTCCGTTAGTGTCCACTCTTAAGTGTCTGGCAACACCAGAACCATTATGCCCACCCACAACTAAAACGTTAGCAGGCTGTGCACCACCTTCTGTTGTAATCGCGGCTCTTAGTGCTGACGTATCAGAGTCAATGGTATTTAAAACAGTAAGAGCATCTGTATCATGAGTTCTTAGCTCGTTGTTTGCTGTTACCCCTACCAATCTAGTTCCGTCACCAATTTTAGTAGAGTCGTTAGCGTGGTCTAAAGATACGTTAAGATCGCCCGCTGTAATATTGATTGGCGCACCATCAATAGACCTAATGTTTACTGGTAAACTTCTGTTATTTGTTACGTCGTCTTGATCGTCAAGTACCAAAGTCTGAGTAGTGACCCCTGCTACCTTTCTGTTATAAGAAACAGGGGGAGTGGCAAGAGAAGCTAGGGTAGAACCATCAGCCGCGAATCGCTCAGATACGGCTCTTAATGCGTCGAACGTGTCCCCCGCTGTTAGACTAGCGGACAAGTACCCTGCTAACGCTACTGTATTTGCGTCTACAACTCTGTCGATAATAATTTCAAATTCTTTAATATTGTTTGCAGTATTGAGCAAACGAATCATGTCACCGTCTTTAAACGTGTGACCTGTTAGGACTAATAAATTGTCAGTAGACCCTGCCTCAACAACGTAAGGGACAGATGGAGCTGGATTTAATACGTAATAACCTTTGTGGATTACTTCGATCGCGGCTCTTGAATTACCTACTTTTTGGACTGTTGGGTGAAGTACCCTGTCTAAGAACTCGTTCATCTTACCAATGAAAGGTAAGCCTTTTCCTGCTGATGCCATAATAAAACCTCCGTCCTGTGGACTTCTTAGTGTTAAACCTTAGGTTTTATTTTAAACTTATTTAAAGTAATTAGCAAATTCAATAGCTAGTTCTTCCTCAAAGTTTTTTCTTTCTTCCGCTATAGGTAAAAGAGACCAGTGAGATTGTGCAGGGAATATTGTTTTCCCTAAACGTATGATTCTTTTGGTGTCATTTTTGTCTAACGCAGGTTCACCATCCATAACAGAAGCTACAGCTTTTGCTGCTATTACAGGCGGTATCCACATAAGATTAGCCGCAGGCGTGGTAATATCTTCCGTTTGAAATGTTCCTCTTTTTCTGTACGAATTAATAGCATTACCAAAAGGCTCGGTAGCTAAACTCCAAGGTCCGTATTTAAAAAATGAGTCAATAAATATATCTTTATAATAGTCGTCATCCATATATTTTTTATTTACTTCTTCGTAATCACCCATGTTTTTAATTAGGTCAATAGCATATTGACGTATAAAACCACCTAGCATAACTGTTGCGGCTAACCCGCCAAATACGTAAGCACCATGATACGACTTGTTTTTATATCCGCCTTTTAAATTTGTAAGCTGTCTAGCATCAGCAAATTGTTTTATAGGAATACTTTTAAACTGCATCAGGGCTCTTGCCGCCGACGCCCTATACGCGTTTTGGTCAGCCGTGTACCCGTTAGCGTAATACTGTTGAGCCCACCCTGCTTTAGGCGAACCTTGATAAGTATTCTCTAGTAAGAAAGCATATACTTTTTTACTTAATTCAGTTTTATAATCTAATGGATTAACTCCCGCGGGATTGTCAATAAAAAGATCATCAGGAAGTGATTTTATATCTTTAGGGGAATCAATATACTTTAGTAGTCCTTCAGCAAAAATTAAATCTTTAGAAGTCATTCCCCATTTAGCTAAAAATCTATTATGAAAATCAGATAGCTCTTTACCTGCTTTAACGTCTTTGGATAAATCGCCAAGCATCTTAGTGTAGAGTCTTAAATTTAATCTCGTACTTAGTTTGTTAACAAATTTAGCACCTGACAAAAGTAAAACCTTATCTGCCACAGCACCTGCCCAGTTATCTTTAAATTCCTTGAGCATTTCTTCACCAGTTATCTTTTCTAAATCACTAGAAACTTCTCCAAGAATACTGGCTTTGTTCCAATCCGCTAATGTAGATGGGATATTTTTTATTATATCTACAGATGCCATTAAAAGATTTCTATTTGATTTCATATAATAGAATGTAGCAGTAGAACTCATATCTAGTATCTGAGTAATACCAGAAGCACCTAATAATGAAGCGGCAGTTATCGCACTAGCTTTTTGTTGAGAGGCTGCAAATAACTTTTCATAATCTTGAGCCTTAAATGCTTTCCACATACTAGGATCAACCCTTTTAACCTTCCCTGTGGCGTAAGCTAATTTTTCTCTAAAAGCATTTTCGTTAAAATTAAGAGATTTGCTATCAATATACTTAATCAAGTCATCTACACCTCTCATAGGTGATGGACCAAATACATCCACCATAGCTAATTCTCTAGCGGCTGTGTATCCCATAGTTTTTAAATAGTCATACATATTACTATGAATGCCCACCTCTTGCATATAGCTCATCATGTCTGCATTTGATTTAAAAACGTATGATCTTCTCTTAAGTCTTCTATCCCCTATGTTATCTTGTTTCTCTAGGATTTTAGAGTACGCTTCCATAGAAAACTTATCGTAGTTATTTTGGTATCTTTTGTAATCGTCAAACAATTCAGCTACTAATCTGTTATCACCAAACTCTGCTAATTTTTTAAAATCATCTTCAGTAGCACCTTTCATAAACATCTCAGCTACTTCACTGATGTCTTTATCTACAATGTTTTTAAAAGAATCTTTTACATTAAGTTTAGAAACAGTAGCACTAGCCCAGTTAACAAATCCCATCTCTCTAATTTTTTCACCGTCATAAACACGCCTAAAGAAATAGTCATTCTTATATGCAAGGTGTATGCCAGAATTAGAGTACATTGAAAATAATTTATCAGTGTATCCTTTATAAACTTCAGCTAGATATATAACCATTGGGTTTGTAGACTTGGTTGCACCACTCATGTGATCTAGTATTTCTATATCTAATTCACCTGACCTAGCTATAGAAACTAGCTCTGGACTTCTTGACATTAAAGTCATATCTAAACCAGTTACCAATTGATTGCGGTAACCTTCTCTTAAATTTTCTACATTTAAACCTGACCCTTCTACTGCCGTACTATCTCTGAATAACTTAGAACTCAATGCCTGATTAATGTCACCTTTAAACTCAGGCTTCATTATGTAGTCGACATTCTCATTTAAAACTCTAGCGTGATGAAACTCCGCTATTGCTTGTCCAACTTTAACAGTTTCGAGAGCCCCAATAATTTCTTCCATTGCTTTACGAATCTGTATTCTATCCATGCCAGAGGCTTGCATATTAGAAATTTCTTTAAGAACCGACTCAATATCTTTCTTTGCAATGTATTGACCAAAGTTCTCAATAATTTTCTTAGCGCAATAACTTGTCATGTATTTTTCCTTAAGCAAGCGTCGGCAGCTTTAACAATTTGGCTAGCCAGTTCTGGATTGTTTTCTTTTAAAAAATTAGCAAAGTCTTCCCATCTCTTAATTATCTGTGGGTTTTGAACTTCTTTAGGTGTACCTATTCTTTTAGTCACACTGTCGACCATTTCTTTAGTTACGTTTTCAAAATTATTTTGTTCAAGTATTTTTTCAGCTTGAACTTCTTTTGTCAATTCGTCTACTGATTTACCTTTACCGCCCATAGCTTCTTTTTCACCGCGTGCAACAAGTAAATCCTCTACCGCTTTTATTTCAGCAAGCCTATCTTCTAACTCTGCGGCTGATTTTAGAATTTGAATTGTACTTTCCATATCCTTAGGTGCAACGCCTAATTCTTTTAACTTAGCCGTAATTTGTTTATCAGTATTGTTACGAACAAAGTTTGCAATATACTTAGTCTCTGCATCTAGTTCTGCTGATCTAGCAGAAGCGTTTTCAAAAAGCATGTAGTCACGCATTTGCTTTAAGTAATCAAGAGTTTCGTCATTGAGATCTTGATACTTCTTTTTCACGTATCTAACGTCACCCTTTTTAACAGCGTCGTTAATTTGTTCTAATGCACCTACGTCCCATAAAGTATAGTAACCAATTGCTTTGTCATCTCCACCAAATAAAGGGTCAGTTGCGAAGTACCCCTCTGGATCAAGTTCAATCTTTTTACCGTTAGACAATATACCAGTAGAATACTTAAGGTTATATGCCTTAGATGTAATAGGAGTTCCAGCGGATGATTCTAAAGGTATTGCACCAATGCTACCATCTACCATATCTACTATATTTCTAGGTAGTTCTTGAATATCTTTAAATAAAAATGTTGACTTGTTATTATATTCTAGGTCTAGGATTTTACCTGTATCTCTTAAAGAGATGCCATCAAACCCTGCTTCAGTAAGTGAAACTCTGATTGATTGTTCAAATGAATCATCATTAACTCTAGCAACAATGTCTGATAAACTTTCTTTCTCACCTACAGTAATCTTAAAAGTTTCAAAAAGTTCCTTAAACATTTTTGATTGAGCTTTATCTATGGGTAATGTCCCATCAAATACCTTAACGCTGTTAACGTCGATTTTTACAATTTCCCCACCTTGTCTAACTGACGAAGCGTATCCTTTAATGATTGAAGGATTATCCGATAGGTATAACCCACCTGCAAAACTTTGTTCTGGTCCGTTATAAGAAGCAGGACTTTCCTTTACAAACAACGCGTACAATCCTGATCTTTCAAAATCTGGATTAGGTGTGGCAGATGAGTAGGTCTTATATCTAATCCTATCCCACATAGGAAGATCGTTAACAGTTCTTAGTACAGTAGATTGGGCTCCAATGTTATTAATGCTTTCAGAAGCTCGTCGTTGTACTTCTTCTTGTAACATTCTACCAATGTTTTCCTTAGTTTCTTTTGGTGCCCTGTCCATCATTTGATTAAAGTATTTGAATGGATTTCTACCACCTACTCTACCAAGGTCATCGAAGATAGCTCTAGCCCCTTGTCTTGCACCTATGCTAAGGGTTTCACCTAAGGCACCCCCGATAGCACCACCAACAACTGCTTCAGTTATTGATGCTCTTTCTTTAGTATAGTCTTCAAGTCCTTTTCTAATTGCGTATTCGGCAACAGCTTCAACGGTTCCACCAATTAAAGTAGAGGCTAGGATTGATGAGCCTACGTATCCTGCTCCTAATACTCCTGCGCCCACGACCCCACCAACAGCACCTATCCCTACAGATAAGGGAGTTAGTTCTTCTACAATACCGTAACCAAGAGTTCCTAAGAATCCTGTGCCTCTGGTTTGTTTAGCGGCGTTTAGTGCAGATAGTTTACTGGCTCTATTATATATGAACTCAGCTTGTCTAGCTGTCATTCTTTCTTCAAACAAATCAGGTGGAGCATCTGGATATAGGGCTTGTAACTCTGAAGCTCCTAGTGTTCTTGACGATTCAAAAGCGTCAGCCAACTTTGCATATAACCCACTTCCCATAACAGAAGGTGTTTGAAATGCTGTACCCAGTGTGTACCCATAACTTGCTACAGGTGGTCCTCCAAATGTAGGTATCTTGTTAGATACGTTTTGAAGTGATTCATTGGGTGTAAAGAGATCGGTATAACTCATGGAATAACCTCAGTAATCAACTTACCAGATTTATCTGCTAAGTATCTTTCCTTTCCAGTTTTATCTACAGCAACGTATTGAACTTCTCGCCCACCGCCCGCAACATCTTTAGCCTTGGCTCTGATAGTGTAGCTGTTAACAAATGCCTTACGTACTTCTGCTTTATCAAATACTCTATTAGATGTGTACACGTCTGTGAACTCTTTAAATTGATCCATGTTTATTTCTAGCTTACCTTTCAATAACTTATCGCTAATTCCATAAACCATACCATCAATCTTTATACCTAACTGCGTTGAGTTCTCGTCAGGATTAATCTTCTTAAAGATACCTCTAGCCGAGTTACTTTCTACAGGGACAATTCTTTGTGTGATTAATTTATCAACAACAAGATCAGTAACTGTTTCCAAACTTCTGCTAGTGTCTTTAGAGTATTCTTGTTTAACTAAGTTAGTAACAGTGCTGATTGTCGCGTTTAAGTATTCAGAGTTTACAATAGATGGTTTTAAAATCTGCTGTACTTTTTGAGTTACCTTTGGACCAATTGCTTGTAGTTTTTCTTGTCCTAAGATATTGGCAATAGTTTCGTTGTTTCTTTTAACAACATCAGGTCTGTTTGCAACCTCAAAAGTCTTAGCCTCAGCTCTCATATCAGGGTCAAGGTTGATTCCACCAAGGTGACCAACTAATATAGTGTCGCCTTCTTCTCTGGTTAATTTACCTTGTCTCACTAGAGAGTCTACCATTTGCCCTGCAAACTCAGGGTTTTTAAATCCTTTGATTGTTAAGCTGTAGTAAGCAGGTATGTCTGCGCCTGAGATACGTAATCTAGTAATGTTAGAGTCAATCTCTTTTGCAACAGTGGTCTTTAATATCTCACCGTTATCAGAACCAATTGCTCCATAAGTTGCCTTCAAGCTGTCTGTAATAGCATTTAATTTATAAACTGAATTAGCGTTTAATAATCCATTCTTATCAAATAGATTTTTTGCCATGTTAGCCGCACCACCTACGTTGTAAACAATGGCACTCTTAAGAGGTCCACCATCTGCCAACATCTGCTTTCTCATAGAGTAGTATTGCTTTAGCTGTGACTCTTCAAAGTTAGTAAAGTCTTGTCCCCCAAGAGTAGGGTTAGATTTAATTATATTTAAACCTTCTTCTCCCATAGTTTCTACGATATATCTTTCGCCTTCAGCCTGTACTGCTTTCTTAAATCCTCTAGGGTCGTTAGCGTAAAAACCTACTGGGTTCTTAAGAGCTTCATGTAAAGCTCTAGCTAGCCCCATCTTTTTAAAAGTAACTGCCCACATATACGAGTCTTTAGTAGCTCTCATGCTAGGGTCATTATAAATGTTTTTTAATTGCGAGTAAGAGTAACCAATAAGCTCGTCTCTATTTTTAAACTTAGATTTATCTAGTGTGCCAACCATTGCATTAAATGTGTCGGAGATCATTCTGTCTACAGTAGAACTATTTATCTTCTTACCTTGTAAGCTAACTTTAAGCATATCTTGGATATAACCCTGCTGTTCAGCAGTAGTCATACCTTTAAAGAACATAGTTAAATCTTTATTACCCACCCTCATTTTTTGAGCAAGTAGTTTTTCTTTGTCTGTTAGCGTGTAGGCATAATCAACATCTAACTCTGGCATTTCTAATGACATACTATCAATGTTGTTTTGAATTACTTTTATTTTAGAATCAAGAGATGCTACTACTTCTTTATCAAACGATGGGTCTTGCATTGCTTTATTCTTCATAGATATTAAAGCATTGGCAGATATTCTCAATGTTTCTTGTTTAGCTTCTAGCACATCCTCAGGAGTTGTGTACTCATCTTTTAAGAACTTAAACTTGTATCCCATCTTTTCTTTATCAAAGAAAGATTCGATAGGTACAAATGAGTTCATAATTTTTAGTGGGTCTTCCCCATTTAAAAGCATGGTTTGAGTTTGCTTTGCTGTAGCTAATCCACCATCTCTTAAAAACTTTTCTCTTAATGTTTCTGCCACCGATACGCTGTATGGGCTAGCAGTTTCATATATCTCATTATTTAAAGCAATTCCTTCATTGTACATTTTGCTAATAAAATCATCGCTAGTGTAAAGTGTTACATCATCAAGAAACTTTTTTGTCTTTAAGTCTGAGTTATATACAGTAGAATTTAGTCTTTGCTTGTTGCCTTCTGTAATAGCGTTCACCATAGAGTTAGTGACATATTCTCTACTGATGTTTTTAAACGCCTCGTACTTAGCAACGTCTTTGCTGTGCTTATTGCGAACTGAGGTAGTGTAATCAGTTAGAAAATCTTTCTTTGCTACCTCATAAGATTTACCATCAATTTTATATACACCTTTTGCGGCTTTGTTAGACCATTCAGTGTCAAACTTTTCTGATTCAATTCTTAAGTTTCTATAGTCCTCATAAGAATCATTGGCAACTTCTTGCTGTCTTTGCTTCTCATAAAGTTGCTGTCCAATAGTAGCAATGTCACTACCAAAAGATTCTAGTCCTTTATAGATAGCCGCATTTGGATCACTACTAACGTCAGCAGTTGCTACGTTTTTAGATATTTGATTATCAAAACCTTCTAAAGTAAAAGCCATAGTTATTCCTTTTTAATCGCCGTAAATTCCAAATGGGTCAACGCCTTCGCCTGTATATTCTCTATCTAATGTGACGTCTTTAGGTGCCGCTTCTGAATATTGGTAACCTGCTTTAGCGGCAGTTCCTGCGGCTCCTAGTAAACTACCGATCATCTGAGCTTTACCTGCTTTATTGATTTGGTCAGCCTCGATCTCAGTCATTCTAGCTTCCCATTCAGATTCTCTAATTATATTTTTAATGTTCTCATACTGATTAGCTAATGAATAGTTTAAAGAGTCAATTGAATCTTCTCGCGACAACCCACCAGAAGTTATACCTGTGGCAATACTTCCGCGTTCTTGCTGCCCCTTGTCTTCCCTTGCCTTGGCATTGATTAGACCTCTAGCTCGTACTTCTCCTGCTCTTTCTCGTAGTAATCCCGCCTGTTTCTCAGCTTGCTTCTTTGCAGAAATACCGCTGTAAACCTGTGATCCAACTTGTAAAGCAGAACCCACTGCTAGTAAAGTTACTGGGTCCATTATTCACCCTCGTATGTTACGCCTCTAAAGGCAATATTCGATATGTTTAACGGCTCTATGCCGAAAGACTTTATCCTACATTTTATCTCGTAATCTGGATTATTGGAAGCCTCAAATACTTTATCGTAGTCATTAAACCACCCGTCTACCTTTTCAGTTATGTAGATAGATGCGTTAGTAGTACCAACGTAAGCCTTTCCAGACTTAGTGAATGAAGGCATTATCCTATCAATCCTTTTAATTAACCCTACTGCCTGACCTACCTGAGAACCAAAGTTAATTGGTGAGGTAATAACCTCAGCGTCAGGTGATTGTATACCTATTACGCACCCAAAAGAATTTTCTGGGGCATCAAAAACTACAGCCCCTAAAGCAGTAGCTTCTACTACAGTTGTACTTAAAATATCAAATGTATTAGATACACATACTACTGTGACAAATTGGTTTGCCCACAATATATTGGTCTTAGTGTTAGCACCCTCTAATGCAGAAGATGTTTGCATTAAGTCCATGTGGAACATTCCTGCAATGTTATTGAAGTTTGCCCTATCTAAATCTACAATAGGTAGATATGTCTTTAATAAGAATACTGAGTTATCAGAAACCATAGAGCATCTGAAAACTATGCACTCTTTAATAGCTTGAGAGTATCTGTTTAACATTCCAGTTACACCTTTAACTACACACATATCGTCTACAGTAAACAAATCGTTATTAAACAAGAAATCAAAAAATGCGGACGTTTGAGCTTGTTCTGCTACAGTTAATCCAGATAGCTTTGAGCCACCTACATCAGCATGCAAGAATAGTAGGGAAGAAGATTCTTCACACCATCTAACCTTGGTTATAAAAGGATAGTTATCATTTAAAATAGATAGTGATACATCGTTAGATTCAGAATCTCTATTGTCAGTAGATAACGCTCTTATTGTGTCATTAGTATTGGCTACATAAAATATTTTCTTATCGCCTTCTACAGGTTGAACTGAAGAAGAACTGTATGAAGATACTCTTACTACGTCTATATTAGAAAGCTGTACTACACCGTTAATAAAACTCATCTGCTGTTCGCCAGAAGAAGTTCCGAAGTGTAGAAGTCTCTTACCTCTAATCCATTTAATCGCACCAGTTTCAGAATCGTTAAACGCTCCTGTAATTGCCACGTCATTAGTAGCTGTACCAAAAAAGAATAGGTCTGATGTATTTGAACTAGCGTCTTGTACTAGCTTACGAGTCATCATGTTTTGAAAAGATGCTAAGTTATTTGCATTAACAGCACCTAACCAAAATCTATTTGATGAAGTAGGTGTAGCTCCAAACACTAACCGATCTCTAAATGAACTAATTGCTTGAGGAAATCCTCTAACGTCTCCCCAACGAGAGAATGATACCAAATCAAAGTTTCCAGAGGATGCAATACCCTCAACAGATGAAATTGCATAGTAGTCAATTGTAGTGGCTGTACTGGTTCCTGTTGGTCCTACTATTGTAAAGATACCTTCAGTAGTAATAGCACTATTGGAAACAAGCAACCCTACACCTAGCATATCACCCTTTACATATATTTTAGGTATCGTAATGGTCTTAAGTGCAGGAGTGTAACTAAGTTGAATTTTACCTACAGTACCAAATCCACTTGGGTTTGAAATAGTTATTGGTGTCTTTAATTGCGATGTTTGTGGGAAATTATGAGTAGTACCACCTAATGCTACATATCCACCACCATTAACTTCATCGTCTGCTTTAAATGTGTGAATAGACCAATCATATAGAAATGGATAAACAACAAACTCAACTGTTGCATTAGATAAAATTAGATCAATTACAAACGGTGCTTTAACACCAGTAGTATCAACAAACACCAGCTTTCTACCAAATTGAACGGCTTGAAAGTTACGGGTTTCATACCCACTAAACGGACCTGTAGACCCAAATAAAGCATACGCTGTAGAAAATAGTGGAGATGCTGAACCTAGATTTTTTAAACCAGATACTTTGTATTCTCTTCCAAGTAGGTCGAATATTTTAATGTCATCTAGTGATGGTGTACTAGCACCAAACCAACTACCTTGATTATAAAGATCAGTTCTTGTGCTCCAATTAAATAAGTCAGCTCCGTTTTTAATTGAAACTACAAACGCATTACTTTCATTGTAGTTAAACTCAAATATTTTACCATTGGTAGGCAATGTTACAGTGGGAGCGCTAACTATCTCAGTACCTGTCCTACGTTTTAATGTACCCATTGGGGTTACATAGAAGTTATCAATCTTTTCGCAAGAACTCTTTAATGCCTCTACGTCTTGCCTATTAGCAAGTTTACGGGAAATCTTTCCTGTCTTGAAAGAGTTAACTAGGTTTGTAAATTTCACCTTCTAGCTCCCGCAATGTACCCATCTGGGTATCTTGAATCAGGTTCACCAACTTCTTGAGCATTATATGATCTTGCTCTTCTTAAATATTTGTCAGCCTCATCTGCAATAGTCTTTTGTAGTGAAGCAGATTGTACTAACAAGTATGAAATATCTTCAGCTAATTTTAACTGGAAACATTTTAAGAAACTAGCTGTCCATGTAGACGGGTCTTCGTTCTTATAAATGTATTTTAGCATTATTTCTTCTGTAGAATCGCAAAGAATTTTACTTCCTTCTTTTCTAAACTTAGGTATTCCATTAATAGACAATACTCTTATACAGTCAGCAGGTTGTTCGTACATACCAATGTACTCGTACAACGGCTCTCCACTAACACCAGAAATAGTCGCTCTTTTGGTAGCAAAACTCCAAGGTGTGTCGTTTAAAAGTTCTAATAATGTTACTGGATATTGTGCTACTACAGCCTTGGCTCTCTTACTATCATCAGCTAAAGATGCTATCGGCTCTGATCCACACCTAGCTAGGGCTAGATTGCATAGTTCTAATTTGGTCATGCTAACCTCAAATAAAAAGAGGGTCTTTCGACCCTCGAGTGACGTACTTATTCTAGTCTATCAACATATAGATGTAATTTCAATTAGTCTAAAATGTATTCAACCCATGCGCTCATTGGGAATGAAGGACCTGTACCTAAAGTTACTTGAACTTCAGTTTGAGCCGACATTACCGCCGCAGGAGCTACGTTAAATGAAGCACCTGAGCCTGCTCCAATTGATTTAACTTCAAGAACTCTCGCTCCTTTTGGAAGTTTACCAATTGAAAGGACGTCAGCAGCAGCACCCGCAGCAACTTGGTCGAATAATACTTTCTTTACACCACCAACTTCACCCATGTTAGCTTGTTCAGCAGGGTTGTTGATATAATTTTTTGTATAGTTTACTCCGTAAATAGCAGCCATAAATTCTCCTAAAGATTAAAAGGGGAGACTTGCTCCCCTATAAGATTATAGTTCAGATGTAACAACTTCCATGACACATTTTTCTTCAAGACGAGTAGCTCCAATTGACATCTTTGAGAAGATTTGGATTACATCACCTTTGTCATTTCTAACAGAGATTGTAGTTGTCATGTCTTCAGCTTTTACCATTAAAAGACCTTGTTTTACGAAAGCGATACATCTACGACCTTTAGCCGCTTGAACAGTACCAGCTCCTGCGCCGTAAGCACCGTTTGATGCAGTGTAAGTTACGTTTGAAGCAGGTCTTTCAACAAGTTCAGTTTGAACAAAACGGATTCCCATGAATGAATCTACTGCTCCGTTAACTAAAGCCTTTACGTTAGCGTAGTCAGCAGAAGTAACTTCTGTTTGTGCTAGTAAAGAATCAGTTTCTTCAGCAGTGATGATTAAAACAATGTCACCTTCTACTTCGTTTTGTGCGAATTTCTTTTTGATTGCTCTTAAAGTCTTTACGTTAAGACCAACACCAGAAGTAGTTGTGCCATCGAAAGCTACTAACTTTTGTGAAGTAGGTAGAACAACAGGAACAGTCCCTTCTTTACCAGTGTAAGCTGTACCAAGAGCTCCCGCTAAAATAATTCTATCCATTTTACGACCATAAGCCGCTTGGAACGCTTGAGAGATTGGAGCTTGTGGGTCGTGAATCATGTTAAGTTTATCTAAATGATCTACGAACTCAGTCTTCTCATAGTTTTTGTAAGTACAAGCACGTCTTCCGCGTTGTGTTTCGCCTGGCGTTACGTCAGCATACTTGTTAACTCTTTCAGTTGGTTCGTCTGCTAGATCGTAGAAATCCCAGTATTCTTTCTCAGCTTTTTGCATCTCTGTTCTAACAAGAGGTGAAAGGCGAGAAGACTTTTGTTGTGACAAATGCCATACGTTTGAATTGAATGAATTTACATAATGAACAGGAACGATTGAACTCATAAATATCTCCTAAAAAGTTTAAATTAAAAATTACCTTGCGAAGATTATCTTTAAAAAGGTCTTCTTGGAGTTTTACTTTTTGAAAGGGGCTTGCGCTTATCCTAGTATAACTCGTTAATAGTCATAGGATAAACGCAAGGTGAATTGGTGTCAATACTATTGTGCTAAAATTTCTTGCCATGCAAGCATTTGAGCGATTGCATCTTTGTGTTGAGCATGGTCTTTGTTATGGTAAGGACCAGTTAAGTTCCCCATCATTTCGTTTACTTTCTTTCTAGCCTCATCTTTAGTTAAACCAAACTTAGTTACCACTTCTTGTTGGAAAGTGTCTTCTCTGTTTAGTTTACCACCGATCTCAGCTAATAATTTAACGACATGAATGTTGTTGGCAACAGTTGGGTCTGACATAATGTTCTTAAACATCTCTTCCCCACCAAAGTGCTTAACTACTTTTTGTGCGTCAGAAATCTTTCTGTCAAACGCCGCACCCCATTCCTTCATCAAAGTTTCTTGATTTTGTTTTAGGGTTTGTGCTTCTTCAGCATCGTATTGCTCAATCAAAGAGTTGTTTCTATCTTCCATTAGCTTAACTAGCTCTGATACTTGGTCAGGTCTTACGTTAAGTTCGTATGCTTTTTTCTTAAGGTTATCTTCAAAATCTGTACCTGCGTATGGGGTTTCTAGTTTATAGTCCTCAAATTTCTCAGGTAATCCCGCTTTAATGTAGTAAGCCTTCCACTCTTCAGCAGACGAGTTTTTGTTTGGCACAATAACTTTATCAGCTCCTACCATTTTTTGAGCGTGGTAATATCCCTTAACAACATCGTTAATGTCTTTGATAGACGAAAACATTGGTGCTTTAAGAATGTCTTCCTCAACTGATAAACCTTTAGCCCACTCTGGTGGAGTAAAAGTTGAAGCAGGTGGTGTTCCAGATGGGTCAGCAGGTGGTGGAGTTCCAGCTCCTCCTGATTGATCGCCTCCCATTAGATTCATTAGTTGTCTAGTACGCATTAGAAAAAAGTCCATTAGCCCTCCGATTGTCCCTTTTTAATCATTTCTTGTAGTTTAAAGGGATCGACGTTTATAGTTTTGAGAATACGGATAACGACACTTCGTTCCCCTTCTCGGTAATAAGTTTCATTTTGATTGTCTGCGTATGTAGAGTTTAGTACATGAAATGTTTTAACCATATCTTCTAATACAATCTGTCCTGCTTCAGAGTTAAAAACTTCTCTATAAGCCCGAACTACGCGGTCTTTGTCTCTCTTCTGCCAAAAAAACATGTGTTACCCCTGTGGTATTTGAGCCATATTTACTGCCGCTTCAGAGTTCATTTTGTTGAGTTCAGCTTCTTGAGCCGCTTGCTGTTGTTCAGCACGCGAAGTTCTGATGTCTTCAACTTCTTTCTCTTCTCTGAGTAGGTGTAAAGGAGCTCCATAAGTTTTCATTAAGAACTTAAATGTAGCATCTGGGTTTAAAATGTCTAGTGTTGCAGGGTTAAACTGAGTGATTGGAGTTACAGAAGCAAAGGCTCTGTTAAAGTTTTCTGCCTCAATAGACTCTTGAGCTCTTGACAATTGAGAAACAAATTTAACTTCCAACTGCCCACCCAATAAATCTCTTGGTGGTGGCTCGATCATCTTTCCTCTTACCATAATGTTAAATACTCTTATGATAATTGGAGCTAGTAATTCATACTGAACTCTACCTAAGATAGGTGACAATGATCTAAGTTGCTCATCTCTTCGTTGCATAACTTCAGTAGCTGTCATTCTATCGTTCTCAACCAATTGCAGTTGGTCTAAATAGAATCCTTTCTCGATATTACGATGTAATAATTCTATAACGTCGTTACCAATTCTAGGGTCTGCACCTGTTACAATCGGTTCAATTCTATCGCGAGAGTCAGCTCTGTAGTAGTTAGACCCCCCAGGGACGAACTTAACAGGTAAAAGCACGCCTTCATCTGGCATTTGTAATGGTGGATTGATTGCTAAAGCAGCTCCTTCCAACCATGTTTTCATCATTTGATTCGCTGTTTTTGTATCAGCGAGAGTACGCATTGCAGGTCCTCTTCCGTACATTTCACCAGATAGTTTAGATAGACGTGATATGATACATGGGTTCTCGTGGAATCCCATTACTTTTAACTTGACATGCTCTTCTTTAAGAACATGGATTGATGTAAATGGTAACATTGGATGACGTAAACTTTCTGGTAATTTGTCTGAAGGCTCTATAGCGTGAAGTACAGTGTACTCTTTCAAAGGGTCTTTAAATCTTAGTGACGCTACTTTCTCTGGTAAAACATTACCAAATTGAGAGAATAACTGTTCAAGTGTCATCTTGTATTCATAGTAAACTACATCAATAATACCTTTGTAGTTCTCAGATACAGACACTTCATATATCGGTCTCGAGGCAAATCTAACTACCTCGCTATCATCTTCTTCTATTCTTAAATGTGAAGTATGTAATGAAGATAAGTCCATTAAAACTTCATGTATCTCTGGCTGAAAGTTTGAATTGTTTAAAACAAACATAACCTTCTTAGCAGAGTCTTGTAACCATTTACTGTTATTTAATTCAATGTCCTTCTTAGTGTTCCCACTAGAAAAACCAAACCACTGTATCGCAGGGTTAACTAGCATCCCATGAAGTGCACTTGCAAATCTCTCTGCTGTACGTACACCAATAGAATCGTAGAGCTCTTGCCCTTTCTTCTCGCCCTTAATTTCCCCACCCCAGATATTATCCTTGTGTGGTAAATAGTAAGTAGCTATTTCTTTCCAATGGTTTTCCCATGTAGACTTATAGAGTTTTAGTTTCTCGTATTTCTCGCAGATAAAACGAACTGATTCGTCCTTACCGCCTTCTTGTACTACTGGGTCCATTATACTTCTCCTGCGCCTAATAACGTGTTAGAAAAACCACGTACTCTGTTTCTTCCAAGGAGTGTATTGGCTCTTTGGTTTAGGGCTAGTTTATCTTCTTCAAGTAGCTTGTCTTGCTCTGCCTTGGCTTGCATATCAGCTACTGATTTGGCTGTCTCTCTATCTCTTCTTGCATAAGAATCTTTAACTATACCGCCAGTAATATTACTGCCTAGTTCACCAAGGGTTCTCTCGCTATCACTCATGTATTGGTCAATAGCAGAATCCGTAGACCCACCTTTTAATATACTCATTCCCGCTTTACCAACGTTCAATACGTTCTTGGCTCCCATCAAAGGAACTGCGGCTACGTGTTTAATCCCACCTTTAACTATATCTTTTACTTTTATACCCATACTATCTCCATGCGGACTTAGAAGTTTCTACTGTTCTAGGCAATCTTCTTAAGTTTACATCAGAATTTAATCTACGACAAACGGCAAATACTCCAAAGGCATCTGAGCCATGTGATGCCCAGTTGTGGAGTGGAGAGTCTTGGAAGATCCCATTCTTCGGGTCCCACTTCCTTTCGTAGTTCTTTAGAGCATCAATCCCACGCATACAATTAATCTTGTCAAATTTAACCATAGGCAGAACCATACGTATAGCATTTATCTTGTCCCCAGTTCCTACTTTCTTAGCTATTCTAGGGCGCATACCAAGTGCTGTTGTCGCTGTCTTTATCCTGCTATCACCAGAAGTCCACTCTCTAGCTACCCCGTCATGCGGGAAGAAGTGTCCTCCGTATATGTATTCCTTCTTCTTAAGCTCCCCTGCAAAGTAATCTAGTCCCTTACCACTCATCTCCATATAGTCAATCATGTGAACCCATTCACCTATCTGTTGCCCGAACCAGATTGCAGTAGAGTCATCTACTCCAATATCCCAGTACGTGTACACAGGGTAGTTAGGATTATATGGCAGGTCCGTAATCCTCCCCGCTTCCTCAGCCTTAACCATGTACGCACCAAAGTACGCACCGACCATTGCCGCTTGAAACGAGCACTCAAACTCTTGGTCATACTCTTCCTCAGACATTTCTGACCTTAGTGCCCTGAGCTCAGATTCTGGAATGATCCCTGTCTTAGATGCAGGTGCAGAGAATGATAGCCACTTGAGATGCGGCTCTTTGTGCATGTTAAGCTGTGCTGTCTGGTGCATCTTGTAGAACTGGTTCATGCCCTTAGGCGTACCAATAAATATAGCCCACCCATTCCTATCAGATAGAAGTGGTCTAACAACCTCTCCCCAGATAGCAGGTGTCATTTGCGCGTATTCGTCGAAGATACAACCATCCAAATAAATACCCCTGATTGAGTCTGGATTCTCAGCACCGAGTAGCCAGATTGTAATAAAGTCTCCTCTATCATGTCTAGGAATTCGTATTCTAAGTTTCTGTTCATTCTTCTCTATCCCAGGGTAGTCCTTAAACATTTCCTTCAAATACGTCCATGCAATACGTTCCGCTTGCCCGTATGTAGGAGCAATGTACGCATACTGTGGATTATGGTGCTCACATTCAAAACCTGATGTCGCGATCTCAGCAAGAGCGAACTTGGTCTTACCAAAGCGTCTATGGCATACAGCTACCAAGAAACGGATTTGCCTCTGTCTCTTAGTCATGTGCAGGTACGCCTGTATCGGTCTGGGTGTGTACCCTAGTGATATGATCTTATTAGGTACTGTCATCTACTTCTTTGCAGCTTTTAAAGCCTTTACTTTTTTATTATATTCGTCTTTCTTTTTCTGCTCATCTTCTGGCAATTCACCGTTACCCATTTCTGATGGTCTTGCGGATTCGATAAGCATAATAGCTGCCATGTCTCTTGCAGTTCTTAGGTTCCCTTCTGCAATGTTTGCACTTGTGGCTTCATACTTTTGAAATGCTTTATTTGCAACACCTTCTGCTTTTAAGTATCTTGATTGTCTGTCCCAAACACTTCCTCTTTCCAATCTTTCTAATGCCTTATCACCAAGCTTCATGGCTCTATCATAGTAAGCATTATTATTTTCCGTAGCTATAGCAGACTTAGAAAATGCCATTTGTCCCGTTGTAAGTCCTTTAGCAATGTCATCCTCTTTTTTCTTTTTTAAAGCATCCGCTAATTTTTTATCTTGTGCCATTATTTCTTTCTCTTCTTAGCCAGAATCATCTTAAGCGCATCCAACTTCTCTCTATTGCGTATATCCGTAAAGTCAGAGTTCTCATATTGCATAGTAGCTTCTGCCCCTTCCTTATCCCCCGCCATAGCTTGAGAGTGTGCGGCACGTACCAATGTGTTATCATTTGGCACAGAACTTGCACCTTGAAGCATCATCTTTTCTTTTAACATCTTTTCCATTTTTGCAAGTTTAGCTTTGTTCATTACTTATCCTTCTTAGAATTTTGTTTCTTCGGTTTCTCGATCTTCACTTCCACCTTCGGCATCTGTGGTTGCCCATCTGTCTCTGGCAAGTTCGACTGTTGTAACACGTGATTGGTCACTCCGTTCTCGATCACTTCTTTGAATTTCATCTGCGTCTCCAAATCCTTTAAAATTTCCAAATTCATCTACTATAATATCACTAGGAGACTTAGAGTCAAGAACTCCTGTGTGCAGTGTAATGTTAACACTAGCCGACCCTTTTCCTTGGTTATTGTCACCAGAACTATATTCCTCTGGATTTGTTTTCTCGACCGCCCACTTGAGTGTATCAATCTTTAGTTTATTGATCGCCACATCCTCCTTACTGGCAGTAGACATAGCTGTCTCTATTATAAGGTCGTAGTAAACTTCGGTTCTTTGTTTCTTAGCCGCCTGTACCCTCTGTTTAAATTCTGGGTGAACCGTGAGCCAATGGTACAATCTATCCAAGGATGGCATACCCTCTTGCCTTGAAACGTATGCAAGTGTCTTGCCGTTCCTTATATAGGAACAAATCACATCTACCAAAAGTAAACTGTATTCTACTGGGTTTAACTCAAACGTGGTGACGTCTAACTTTTTTCCTGTGTCAAGGTCTATG